CTGTGGGCCGCCGTCCTCACCGCCGCCGCCACCCAGGAAGCCCCCGGCGCAGCGATCGGCCTCACCGCCGCCGCCGGCCTCGGCGTCTGGCTGCTCGACCGCACCCGCTACCGCGACGCCGACGGCCACCGCCACCCGTGGTGGGTCCCGCGCGTCGCCGTCTGGACCGTCGCCGTCGCCGGGCCCGCCTACTGCGTCGCCGCCCACCCCGCCATGCTCAGCATCATCACCGGAGCGCACCTGTGAACGTCACCATTACCCTCGGCGGCGTGGCCGTCGGCCTGGTCCTGATCATGCGCCAGTTCCTGCCCGCCACCTGGGCGCTCCTCAAGCTCAAGGCCGGCAAGAGTCACGGCCACCACCACGACGGCGACAGCGCGGCACCGGCCCGGTTCAACATCCGCGAGCACGTCCCGTTCCTCCTCGGCGCGACCGTCGGCATGCTCGCCATCGCCTGCCCGGGCGGGTTCATCGGCATCGCCGCCGCGAAGATCGTCGGGATCAGCAACACCGCCGGCGACAAGGTCCTTGCCGCCGGAGCGGGCGGCTCGACCACCGCCGTCACCCGCCACGCCTCGGCCGCCATGACCCAGTACGGCGCGCTCGTCACCGTGCTGCTGGTCGCCGCCGTCATCATCCTGCGCAAGCTGCTCGACAAGCGGGCCCGCGGCCAGCTCGGCTCCGGCCTGTGGTGCGGCTCCACCCTGGGCCTCTCGGCCGGCGCGGCCGGCCTGCTCGGCTCCGTCCTCATCCCCGCGGCCAACCAGCTCGGGCACCTGATCGGCGGCCAGGCGTGAAGGCCGGCTGGCGCGTCCGGCGCCTCGCCGACGGCTCCGCGATCGTGGGCCGCCGCGTCGGCCGGGCGTTCGCCCCAGTCGACGAGGACGGCGAACTGCGGCTGCTCGCCACCGCCGTCCGGTCCGGCAGCGCCCTGTGGGTCGGCGGCGGGATCCTCGGCCACGCGCACCCCTCGCCGCTGTGGCTCGCCGGCGGCACCTGCGCCTGGTGCATCGCCGCCTGGCGAGCCGAGCCCGACACCGAGGAGCAGCAGGAGCAGCCGGCCGCCGCCGGGCCGGTGCACACCGACGCCGAGATCTACGCCTCCGCCGTCGAGCACCTGCGCGAGCTGATCGGGGACCGCCGCGCGGTGCTCCTCAGCGAGGTGCTGGCCGACTGGCAGTCGCACGGCTGGGTCGGCCAGGTGCCGGCCGCCGAGCTCGGCCGTCAGCTTCAGCGCCGCGGCATCCCCGTGCGCCCCTCCGTGAAGGTCGCCGGATCGGTCGGGCCGGGCGTGCACCGCGACGACCTCCCGGCCGTTGCCGAGCCCCTCCCCGAGGCCCCTGCCGTGGCCGCCGGGTAGCAGGTAGAGCCGCAGGTCACAGCGCCTCTACCTACCCCACCTACCTACCTGACTACCTGCCCCTGGAGGCTCCGATGCTGCGCCGTCTGACCGCCGCCCTGGCCAACTGGACCACCTGCCCGGCTTGCGGCTGGTGGGTCCAGGACGGGCACGTCTGCCACCCCGCCGACCGCTGACCAACCCGCCGCCCCGGACTTCCCGGGAACCGCGCCACTTCGAGAGGATCACCCCATGCCCTCCAACGACCCCGCCCGCGCCGCCCAGCTCGCACTCCTCGCCCACCAGCTCATCGGCGAAGGTCAGCCGTGGGCCGGCAGCCCGCTCTCGGAGAACAACCTGCAGCGGGTGGCCACCGCCGCAACCGGGGCCCTCGACCACAAGGTCTTCCTTGACGCCCTTCGGGACGCGGACGACCCGCAGCGCGCGCTCCACGACATCCTCGCGATCGCCTGGGCGGCTGGCTTCAAGACCGGCTCGATGTACAGCGAGCAACCTCGCGACTGACCGCCCACCCGCCACCCCGGGCACCTGCCCGGGGCGGCCCGCTTGCGAGAGGATGAACGGCATGAGCACCATCCCCGATGCCGCCGGGCTGCTCCACCTGCTCAGCGCCGAGCCGACCCTGATGCCGCCCGCGCCCGCTACAGCGACGGGCAGCGACATCGAGCACCGGCGTCACGACGAGGCGCACGCCTGCTTGCACTGCGGGCAGCGCGCCGAAACCGCGCTGATCGCCGACACGACGATCGGCAGGCGCTGGCTCGACCTGTGCATGGACTGCCTGGCGTGGCTCCGGGTCGGAGCCGAGCAGTGACCGGCACCCTGGCGGAGTTCCTGCGGGCCCGGCTGGACGAGGACGAGCAGACCGCGAAGGGTCTGCTCACGGCCGCCCGTTTCCTCGACAAGGAGCCGGACTTCTACGGCGCCGGAGGCCCGGCGGCACAGACGTACTGGCAGCGCCACGACCCGGCTCGGGTGCTGGCCGAGGTCGACGCCAAGCGGCGCATCATCGCTGCGCACCACCGCTCCGGCCGGACCTGCCCCCGATGCAGCCTCGGCACCGAGGACGGCCAGGTCGTGTTCGAGCTCGACCCGTGCGAGACGCTGCGGCTGCTTGCCCTGCCGTACCGGGGCCACGCCGACTACCGGCCCGAGTGGGCCCCCGAGCAGAGATGACGCCGTGGACCGCGCGCTAGCCGGCCTGATCGTGGCCGGCGTGCTCGCGGTCTACGTCGCGGGCATGTTCCTGCTCGACTGGATCGTCGAATGGATACTGGTCCTGACGGTCAAGGCCTACCGCCGCGTGCGGTCTGTCCGCGCCAGCCGATGACCTGACCGGCGATCATCACCGCGACACCGACCACCAGCAGCACCACACCCGCCGTCATCCGCCCGGACGTCACGTCGGAGCAGGCCACGCCCGACACGTCCACCTGGGCGTCCGGGAAGAACGCCGAGCCACAGCTGCCATTCGGCAGCAGGCCCAGCACCACGCCACCCACCGCGAGCAGCCGTCCACCCCACCGCAACGCCGACGACACCTGAGCCATCGCAACTCCCTTCAACGGCGCACACGGTAGCGGCCCGGCCGGTACCGCGGCTACCGGAACGTCACAGCTGTCTCCACCTGCAACACCTGCACACTCGCGGATTACCACCTACGCTGAATGTCTGCGCGAGGAGGTCATTCACGTGAGCAACGATCCCCCAACATCGCCGCCCGGGCAGGCCCGCGGCGGCGGCGGCCTGTACACCCGCAGCGTCGAAACCGCCGAACAGGACGCCGAAGCCGCACGGTTGCGCGGCCGCGGCCTGAGTTACCGGCAGATCGGCGCCCAGCTCAACATCGACCCGTCCACCGCCTACCGCGCGGTGAAGCGCGCCCTCGCCGAGATCGTGGCCGAGCCGGCCGCCGACGCCGTGGCTTTCGAGCTGGAGCGGCTCGACACGCTGTACGCCCGGGCGCTCGAGGTGATGGAACGGCACCACGTCGCCGTGTCGAACGGCCGGGTCGTCGCGCTCGACGGCGAACCGCTCCAGGATGACGGGCCCGTGCTCGCCGCCATCACCGCGCTCGTGCGGATCTCCGAGTCCCGCCGCAAGTTGCTCGGGTTGGACTCGCCGACGAAGACGGCCATCTCCGGCGGGTTGACGTACGAGATCGTCGGCATCACCCCGGAGGCGCTGCGGTGAGCGGGGAGCAGCATCCGGCGGTGGTGTTCCTGCGGCAGGCCCACGAGCGGGCGGAGAAGGTGGCGCGGGCGCTCCCACGCGGCCCCTGGATGTGGATGGGCCACTGGGACCCGGGGGGAAACTTCCAGGCGCTTGAGGGGCCCGACGGGATCCCCGTGCTGCGCTCGCGAGCACAAACTGGGAACTCGTCAAAGATGGAATGGCACCCAGCCTTCGACGGGCTCCTACCCGAGCCCGAGGCGGTGCTGCGCCGGGTCACGAACGAGCGGGAGCTGCTGGCCGAGCACGCTGACGACGAAGGCTCCTGCCAGCGGTGCGCCGGGCCCGAGTGGGCATCCGACGACGCCGACGGGAACCGGGAGTGGTCGAGGTCGCCGGAGCCGTGGCCGTGCCGGACGGTGCTGCTGCTCGCGCAGGCCTGGGGCTGGACGGCGCCGTGACGACTGCGGCGAAGGTCGTCCGGTACGAGCCGCGCGGCGCAGCGGCCGAGCTGTTCACCGCCCGGGACCCCGAGCTGTGCATCGTCGGCGCAGCAGGGACCGGCAAGTCCCTCGCCTGCCTGTACCGCATGCACCTGGTGGCCATGCAGAACCCGCGGTTCCGGGGCCTGATCGTCCGGAAGACGGCCGTGTCGCTGACCTCGACGACGCTGGTGACGTTCAAGAAGAAGGTGGCCGTCGAGGCGCTCGCCGCCGGGCTGATGCGCTGGTACGGCGGTTCCCAGCAGGACGCGGCCGGCTACTACTACGACAACGGCGCCGTGATCAACGTCGGGGGGCTCGACAAGCCCGAGAAGATCATGTCTTCGGAGTACGACCTGGTGTTCGCCGATGAGGCCACCGAACTCACCCTCGACGACTGGGAAGCGATCGGCACCCGCCTCCGCAACGGCGGGCTCTCGTGGCAGCAGCAGATGGCCGCGGCCAACCCCGGCCACCCCACCCACTGGCTCAAGGCCCGCGCCGACGAGGGCAAGCTGCGGATGCTCACCAGCGTCCACCGCGACAACCCCAGGTTCGTCAACGCCGACGGCACCCTGACCCCCGACGGGGTCGGCTACATGGCCAAGCTCGACGCCCTCACCGGCGTCCGCCGGCTGCGGCTCCGCGATGGCAAGTGGGCCGCCGCCGAAGGCCTCGTCTACGACGGCTTCGACCCGACGGTGCACGTCGTCGAGCCGTTCAACGTGCCGGCCAGCTGGTCGAGATGGTGGTGCATCGACCTGGGGTACACCAACCCCTTCTGCTGGCAGGACTGGGCCGAGGACGGCGACGGCCGGCTCTACCTCGTCCGGGAGATCTACCGCACGAAGCGCCTGGTCGAGGACCACGCCAAGCACATCCTGAGCATCGTGGCGCCCGGCGGCCGCTGGGTCGAGCCCAAGCCCCGGGCCGTCATCTGCGACCACGACGCCGAAGACCGCGCCACCCTCGAGCGGCACCTGGGCATGGGCACTTCCGCCGCCACGAAGACGGTCCGGGACGGGATCCAGGCCGTTCAGGCCCGACTGCGGCCCGCCGGGGACGGCCGGCCGCGGCTGTTCCTCGTGCGCGGTGCGCTCGTCGAGCGGGATGCCGAGCTGGCCGAGGCCAAGAAGCCGACGTGCACCGAGGAGGAGGTCACCGGCTACATCTGGGACCAGTCCGTGGGCAAGGCGCCCAAGGAGACGCCGGTCAAGGCCGACGATCACGGCATGGACACGATGCGGTACATGGTCGCGGAGCGGGACCTGGGTGGCCGGCCGCGGATCCGGATCCTCACCTAGACCCGCCGCGCAGAAGGATTTGCGGTCAGGAGGACACAGAACCGCAAGATTTCTTGTTTCGGGTCTGATTCTGCGTATCATCTGCATCATGGCGGCAGTGACAGGGTGGGCCTCTGCGGCGACGGCTCCCGGTATCCGGGGTGCCGTCGCCGCGGCCGGTCGCCGCGCCGCCGCCCACGCCAAGGCCATCGCCAACCGCCTGTCCGGCAGCCTCCTGACCGCCGCTGGCCTCGCCTGTTTCGACGTCGGCGCGTTCGAGGCGAACACGATCGCAGGGTGGGTCGTCACCGGCGTGACCGTGCTGGTGCTCGACTGGAAGCTCGAATGAGCAGCCTCATCGGCAAGGTGCTTGCCCGAACGGCCGGGTCCGAGGCGCCAATCTCGTACGCTGCGCCTGGCTTCGCGTCGATGTCGTCCGGCTATGGCGGCTCGGACCCGGCGGGCTACATGCGCGCCTACGGCAGCAGCGGCACCGTGTTCAGCATCGTCAGCATGCTGGCCAGGCAGACCGCCAAGCACAGCTGGCACCTGTACAGGTGCCAGCCGCAGGACGGCCGACGCCGCTACACCACCGCCGACAAGGGCAGCGACCAGCGCATCGAGGTCATCAGGCACCAAGCCATCGCGCTGTGGAACAAGCCCAACGACCACATGTCCGGCTTCCAGGTGCGGGAGTTGGCGCAGACCTACCTGGACCTGACGGGTGAGGCCTACCTCGTCGTTCAGCGGGACGGTCGCGCGACGTTCCCCACCGGGCTGTGGCCGGTGCGGCCGGACCGCATGGACCCGGTGCCGCACCGCGAGAAGTTCCTGGCGGGGTACATCTACACGGGCCCCAGCGGTGAGCGGGTGCCGCTGCAGACCGACGAAGTCATCATGATCAAGTACCCGAATCCCTTCGATGTCTACCACGGGCTCGGGCCGATCCAGAGCATCCTCGTCGACATCGACGCCGCCAAGTACTCGGCGGCCTGGAACCGGAACTTCTTCCTGAACAGCGCTACTCCTGGCGGCGTCATCCAGGTCGACAAGCGCCTGTCCGACGACGAGTGGAACGAGCTGACGAACCGCTGGCGCGAGAGCCACCGCGGCCTCGGCGCAGCGCACCGCGCCGCCATCCTGGAGGCCGGCGCCGTCTGGGTGCCCAACGCGCACACGATCCAGGACATGGACTTCGCGAACCTGCGCGGTGTCAGCAGGGACGTGATTCGCGAGGCGTTCGCCATGCACAAGTCGATCCTCGGCACGTCCGACGACGTGAACCGGGCCAACAGCGTCACCGCCCAGGAACATTTCGAGTCGTTCCTGCTCAGGGACCGTCTGGACCGGTGGCGGGACGTCCTCAACTGCGCGTACCTGCCGCTGTTCGGCAGCACCGGCGAGGGCGTCGAGATGGACCACGACGACCCGGTCACCAGCAACCGCGAGGCCGACGCCCTCGAGTTGAAGTCCAAGGCGCAGGCCGCACAGGCGCTCATCGTCGCGGGCTACGACCCCAAGGACGTACTGGTGACGGTCGGGCTGCCCGACATGGGCGTGGTGGAGCGGGCCACGCAGGCCCCGGCGCTGCCGCCTGACTGGGTCCTGGCCACGCCCGGGGCCGGGACGGGCCAGGACGACGACGGAGCACTACTGGAGGCGCGCGCCCCGTACACCGCCATCGGGCGCCCGGAGGCAGCGATGCGCTGGGAAGCGGTTGCCCGGGACGACGAAAACACGTGCAAGCCCTGCCGTGACAACGACGGGCACCTGTACCGCAACCGTGCCGACGCGTATGAGGACTACCCGGACGGTGGCGGCTACGTGAACTGCATCGGGGAGAAGTACGGCAATCAGTGCCGCTGCAAGGTCGTCAAGCGGAGTCAGGAAAGCAACGGCGGGGACGCTTTGGAGGCGCTGATGGCGCGGCAGCTGGCGTGGAACCAGGCAGGTGCCCGATGAACCTTGACGCGATGCGACGCTCGGCGCGCCGCCTCACCAACCTGGTGCAGCAGCAGCCGAAGACGGCCGGCTGGTACCGGGTCGTCCGCAACGACGCGGGCGGCCCGACGCGGGTGGACGTCTACGACGAGATCGGCGGCGGCGGCTGGTTCTCCAGCGGCGTGACCGCGATCGACTTCATCGCCGAGCTGGCGCAGATCACCGGCGACATCGAGGTCCATCTCAACTCGCCGGGCGGGGACGTCTTCGACGGGCTGGCGATCTACAATGCGCTCGCGCAGCGGCCCGGCAAGGTCACCACCGTCGTGGACGGTCTCGCCGCCTCGGCCGCCAGCTTCATCGCCATGGCCGGCAAGGTCCGGGTGGTCTCTCCCGGCGCCATGATGATGATCCACGAGGCGTCCGGGATGTGCATCGGCAACTCCGCCGAGATGCGCGAGACCGCCGAACTCCTCGACAAGGTCTCCGAGAACATCGCCAGCATCTACGCCAGCCACTCCGGCCGGGCGGACGGCTGGCGGGACGCGATGCGCGCCGAGACCTGGTACACCGCCGACGAGGCCGTCGCGGCAGGGCTCGCCCACCGGGTGGCGGAGCGCCCGGCCGAAGGTGCGCTGGCCGCGGCCGCCGCCTGGGACCTGAGCGTGTTCGCGCGGGTGCCGGAGCGGCTGCGGAACGCGGCGCAGCAGACGGCCCAGGCGGCAGCCGGCGACGGTGGCGCGGCCGAGACCGTGCAGTGCCCGGCGTGCCAGGCGCCCAACGACGCGGACGCCATGTACTGCGACCAGTGCGGCGCCGAGATGGCGGGTGGCGACGGCGCCAAGGCCCACGGCCGCGCCGCGGTGCACGACGTCGAGACGATGTCGATCGTGGCCCGGGCGCTGCCGGTGCACCACACGGCCACCGTGGATGAGCCGTGGGACGGCCCGGCCGCGGTCGCCGCGATGCCCGCCGACGACGAGGTGCTGCGGTACTGCTTCGCCTGGCAGTCGCCCGAGGCCGCCGCCGCGCCGCACCGCGAGGGCGACGACGACGCCGATGACCAGAAGCAGAACTACAAGTTCCCCCACCACAAGACCAACGGCGGCCCGGCCAACCTGGCCGCCTGCCGCAACGGGCTCGCCCGCCTGGCTGGCGCAGACATCCCCGACATCGACCGCGCGGGCGTGAAGGCGCACCTTCAGGCCCACCTCGACGACGCCAAGAGCGACGACGAGAAGCAGAACGCCGGGCTGCCCGGCTGGCTCCACAACACCACCGCGCCGCCCCCGGCGTGGCTCAACTCCACCAAGGAGGCGCAGTGACGATCACCATCCCGGACTCCCCGGCGGGGCTGGCCGAGGTCCTCAACGACGCGGGCAAGCTCAAGGAGCTGTGGGCCAGCAAGGAGGAGCTCGGCAAGTTCATCGAGGGCTACGCCTCCGCGGTCGACAAGTCCAACCGCGGCGAGATCAACGCCGAGGCGCGCGAGCAGATGCAGCTCGTCCTCGCCGAGTACCTCAAGAACAACGGCGGCGACGCGAAGCCCCCGGTCGACATGGCCGGCGACCGTGCGCACGCCCTGCGCCCCGAGATCAAGGGCCTGTCCTCCGGCGCCCGCAAGTCGCTGTACAACCGGCGTGCCCCGGGTGCGAAGGCCGACGGCATCTTCCAGGACGCCTCCGAGTTCTTCCGTGCCACCTGGTACAAGGCCGATCGGATGCGGGACTTCGGCGAGCTCGCCCCGAAGCTCGCCCGGCTGCAGGAGATCCAGAACAGCTACGGCAGTGAGGTCCCGGCCGACGGCGGGTTCCTGATCCCCGAGGAGCTGCGCTCCGAGATCCTCCAGGTCGCGCTGGAGACCGCCATCGTGCGGCCGCGCGCCACCGTCATCCCGATGTCGTCCCTGCGGGTGCCGATCCCGATGATCGACGACACCTCGCACTCCAGCAGCATCCTCGGTGGCGTCGTCGGCTACTGGACGGAGGAGGCCGCCGGCCTCACCGAGTCCCAGGCCTCGTTCGGCCGGGTCGTCCTGGACGCCAAGAAGCTCACCGCGTACGCCGAGGTCCCGAACGAGCTGCTGATGGACGCCCCGGCGTTCGCCGGCTTCTTCGACGGCACCTTCCCCAAGGCGATCTCGTGGTTCGAGGACGTGGCGTTCCTCACCGGCACCGGCGTCGGCGAGCCCGAGGGCGTCATCAACTCCCCGGTCAGCGTGCAGGTCGCCGCGGAGTCCGGCCAGCCGAGCGCCACGATCCTCTGGGAGAACATCGTCAAGATGTACTCCCGCATGCTGCCGACCAGCCTCGGCCGCGCGGTCTGGATCTGCTCCATCGACGCGTTCCCGCAGCTGGCCACCATGGCGCTGTCCGTCGGCACCGGCGGCGGCCCCGTCTGGATCGGCAACTATGCCGGCGGCCAGGGCGGCATGGACTCCCCGCCCGCCACGATCCTCGGCAGGCCCGTGTACTTCACGGAGAAGACCGGCCCGCTCGGCACCACCGGCGACATCAGCTTCGTGGACCTGTCGTACTACCTCATCGGCGACCGCATGGAGATGCAGTCCAGCAGCTCCGAGCACTACAAGTTCGCCAACGACAAGACCGCGTACCGGATCCTCGAGCGCGTGGACGGCCGCCCGTGGCTGCAGTCCGCGATCACCCCGAAGAACGGCGGCCCGACCCTGTCGCCCGTCGTCCAGCTCGCTTCCCGCTGATCCGAGCGGCAGTGACGCCCCGCTAGCAACCCCAGTCTCAGGAGGAACAGCATGGCAGGCATGGAAGGACTCGGCCGGGTCCTGGACGTGATCCCGATCGCGGCCGGCGCTGGCTTCAAGTTCCGCGGCGCGTCCGCGGTCCTGTTCGTGTGCACCGGCAACGACACGTTCACCATCACCGCGAGCAGCACCTTCGGCAGCGGGTACGCCACCCCCGGCAACCTGATCAGCCACTTCTACCAGCGGGCGGACACCAACGGCACGCACGCCTGGACCCGGCAGACGCAGACGGCTAGCAATGCGGTCGTGCAGTCGAACGCCGGCTACACCACGGCGTTCGAGGTGCTGACCAGCATGCTCGCCGACCCGAACGACTACATCAAGGTCAGCGTGGGCGGCTCCGGGCTGGTCACGGCGATCCTCCACGACCTCACGGTCCAGAGGAAGCCCGCGAACCTCGAGATCCTGGGGGCCTGATCGTGGCCTCGCTCCTCAAGAACCAGGACGTCCGCACGATCAGCGCGGGCATCGCGGTCAACAACGCGCTGCACGCGACGATCCCGCAGACGGGCGCCCAGAACCTGTTCACCGTCTCCGGCGGTCGGGTCCTGCTGGTCGCCCTGACGGGCCAGGTGACCACGGTCATCGGCTCGACGGCGACGACGCTGAAGGTCACCAACACCCCGGCGTCCGGCACCGCCACGGACATCGCCACCGCCACGGCGATCACCTCGAAGGAGGCCGGCACCCTGCTCGGGCTGCCGCTCACCCCGGGGTCGGCGCTGGTCGTCGGAGCCAACGCCGGCGCCGCGGTGCAGGTGGCGGGCCACCAGGGCTGGCTGATCGAGCCGGGAACCATCTCGGTCACCACCTCCGCCAGCACCACCGGCGGCATCAGCTACGACCTGGTCTACATCCCGTACGACCTCGGCGCGCAGGTCGCGGCGGTCTGACGTGGCACTCGAGGTCTGCCCCAGCTGTACCTGCCGTTTCGCGGTGGGGCTGCTGCGCTGCCCGCAGTGCAGCGCAGTGGCCCCGCTGTTCGCCGACCGAGTCACCGAGGAGGAACCCGTGCCGCGCATCACCGTTGCCGCCGGCCCGTCCAACGCCGCTGCGGCGCCGGGCGAGCCCGGCTACGTCGAGGCCGCCGCCGAGGCGCCCGTCGTCGCCGAGGAGCCCGTGCCCGAGGCGGTCGAGCTGCCCGTGGTCGAGACCGTCGTCCCGGTCGACGTGGTGACGGAGCAGCAGGACGCGAAGGCCGCGGCGAGGGCCAAGGCGCAGCAGGCCGACGCCCCGGCGGACGCGGCCCCGGCCGCCCTGGCCGAGGACACCGGCACAGCCTGATGTCCTGGTACCAGCTGCTCGACATCCGCCGCCAGGCCCGCGCGGAGTGGGAGCGCGACCCGAACGTCGTTGGGCCGCCGACCGCGTGTCCGACCTGCGGCGAGCCCCTGCTGCCCGGGCCGCCCAGCGAGGCGGGCACCTGGTTCTGCCGGTTCGACGGCTGGTCCTACCCGCGGGACTGGATCCGCCCCGATCCGCCCGCCGGCCTGTTCGACGGCGTCGCCGAGGGGCCCGGCTCCTACAGCGGACTCCCGTAACGCCCAACTCCCCGGCCCCAGCCGGGGGCTCCACCGAGAAGGAGGTGCCCAGTGCCCACCCAGTCCACGGCCACGGCGTCCGCCCAGGTCTCCGTCACCAACACGCAGACCGCCCTGGATCAGAACACCGCGGGCGCACGGTCCCTCCTGGTCAAGAACCGTGGCAGCGTCGCCGTCTACGTCGGCCCGTCGACCGTGACGACCGGCACCGGGTTCCAGCTCGACCCCGGAGAGTCCCTGTCCGTCGACGTCCCGACGCACGGCGCCGGCCTGTACGGCATCACCGCGTCCTCGACCGCCCGCGTCGACGTGCTGGAGGTGGGACGGCAGTGACCGTACGACTCACCCCGGCGACGCCGCTGGTCGTCCCGCCCAAGAGCGGCTGGTTCGTCCCGGTCGACGGGCAGGGCGGCAGCCGCACGATGGTCTACCAGCAGCTGTGGCTGTACCCGTTCGACCTGCAGCGCGCGGGCACCATCGCCAGCATCTCGTGCAACGTCACCACGGGCGGGACGGCAGGCAGCACCATCCGCCTCTGTGCGTTCAGCAGCGACCGAGCGGGCGGCGTCGGCAGCCTACTGCTCGACGCCGGGACGGTGGCCGGCGACTCGACCGGCGTGAAGACCGTCAGCTCGCTCACGACCGCCACCCCGGCGGACCGGCTCTGGCTCGGCGCAGCGTGGCAGGGCACCAACACCTCCGCACCCGTGCTGCAGGCCTACAGCAAGGCCCTGTCGGGGGTCAGCTGGTCCAGCTTCGTCCAGTTCCCGCCGATCATCGGCTACACGTGGACCGGCATCAGCGGCACCCTCCCGGCCACCCTCGGCGCACCCGCCGGCAACGAGAACAACAACGTCCCCAGCGTCCAGCTGACGTTCGCCTGACCCCACCGCGGCCTGAAGGGAGCGACATGACGGCCAAGCACAAGAGCACCGCGAAGCACCGCCCGGCCGCCAAGGCTCCGCAGGCCCCGGCGAAGCACCTCAGCGAGGCCGCGGTCCTCCAGGCCGCCGCGAAGCGCTGGCTTGCCCTTCGGGCAGCGCGCGGCCTGTCCTTGCAGGCCCTCATCCGCCAGCAGAAGGGCCGGTGATCACATGGCTGTGACCACCCCCTGCTACTGCACCCGCGAGGACGTCAAGCGGGCCATCGACGTCCACGAGACCGCCCGGAGCAACTGGCAGATCGACAGGGCGATCCAGTCCGCCGCGCGGAACATCGAGGGGTACCTGCACCGCGTCTTCTATCCGACCGACGGCGTCCGCTACTTCGACTGGCCGAACTTCCAGCTGGCCTACCCGTGGCGGCTGTGGCTCGACCAGCATGAGCTGGCCGCGATCCCGACCTCGGTCACCACCGGAGGCGTCAACATCCCGCTGTCGGCGTGCAACTTCGAGCCGGTCAACTCCGGGCCGCCGTTCACGTACCTGGAGCTGCGCCGGGACCAGCCGTACAGCTTCGGGGTCAGCTCGACGCCGCAGCGGGACACCGCGATCACTGGCACCTGGGGCTACACGGCCGCGACGGACCCGGCTGGGCAGCTCGCGTCCACGATCTCATCGACCACCTCCCCCGTCGTCATCGTCTCCGATGCGAGCCTCGTTGGCGTCGGAGACCTGCTGGTCATCGACTCGGAGCGAATGCTGGTGTCGAACCGGTCCACCCTCGACACCGGGCAGACCAACCTGACCGGAGCGACCACCGCGTTGGCGGCAGACGTCGCTGTGACCGTCACCGACGGCACCCAGCTGCACGTCGACGAGATCATCCAGATCGACTCCGAGCGCATGCTGATAGTCGACGTCACCGGCAACACGGTGACCGTGAAGCGGGCTTGGGACGGCAGCGTGCTGGCCACGCATGCCACCGGCGCGCACATCTACGCGTTCCGGACCCTGACCGTGGCCCGCGGGCAGCTCGGCACCGCGGCGGCCACGCACGCCAGCGCCGCGCCGGCCAGCATCCACCGCGTGCCCTCGCTGATCCGGGACCTGGCGATCGCCGAGGCGACGAACCGGGTGCTGCAGGAGACCGGCGGCTACCGGGACCCGCAGGGCGACGGGGCTGCCGCGGTCAAGGGCCTGGGTAGCGCGCTGGCGGACCTGTGGGACGAGGTCGAGACGGCGTACGGTCGCAAGGCAAGGACGCGGGTGATCTGAGTGGCCAACAACGTCTACGTCACGGTGGAAAAGCTCGGCCCGACCGTGGAGGGCATGGCCGAGCCGCTGGTCAAGTTGATGCTTGAGGGCGCGCTGGCGGAGGTCGCGAGCTACACGAAGTTCGAGGTCAGCATGGAGCTGATCCGCGTGTTGCAGCACCCTACGGGCTACTACGAGTCGAAGATCACGGCGGACCCGGTATCCGCCGAGCTGTGGTCGATCAACGACTCGAACGTCATCTACGGGCCATGGCTGGAGGGCATCGGCTCCCGCAACAGTCCCGTGACCCGCTTCAAGGGCTACGCCACCTTCCGCCGCGTCCAGGGCCGCATCAGCCAGAAGGCCGGGTCGATCGTGCAGGCCTGGGTCGACCGCACCATGGGGAAGCTCTGATGACGATCAACATCGCGGGCATCCTCGACGGCCTGGTCAGCCACGCGATGGCCACCGGCCTGTTCGACCGGGTGAGCGGCCACGAGCCCAAGAACCCGCCCGGGAACGGGCTGTCGTGCGCGTTCTGGGCGCAGGCCATCGGGCCAGTCCCGGCGGCCTCCGGGCTCCAGCTCACCACGGGCCGGGTCGAGTTCAACGCCCGGCTCTACAGCTCCTTCGTGCAGCAGCCCGAGGACGCGATCGACCCGAACCTGATCGCGGCCGTCGATGTGCTCCTGTCCGCGTACAGCGGCGACTTCGAGCTCGGCGGAAACGTCAGGAACATCGACCTGCTCGGCCAGACCGGGGCGGCACTCGGCGCGCAGGCCGGCTATCTCACCCAGGGCGGCACGACCTACCGCGTCTTCACGATCACCATCCCCGCCATCGTCAACGACCTCTGGGGGCAGGCATGAGCAAGCAGTCAGGGCTAGGCGACGCCTTCTACGTGAGCGGCAACGACCTCAGCGGGGACATCAACAGCCTCCAGAAGATCAGTGGGACGCTCGCGACCCTCGACGTCACGTCGATCGCCGACAGCGCCATGGAGCGGCTCGGCGGCAAGAGGGACGGGGCGATCGACTTCACGAGCTACTTCAACCCCACCAACGCGCACCCGGTGCTTTCCGCGCTGCCCACCGGTGACGTGCAGGCCAGCTACCGGCGCAGCACCGTCCTCGGCGCCCCGGCGGCCGAGCTGGTCGCCCGGCAGGTCTCCTACGACGGCACCCGCGGCGCAGACGGCGCCTACACCTTCACCTGCAGCCTGGTGGGTGACGGCGACGGCCTGGAGTGGGGGCAGCAGCTGACGGCCGGCCTGCGGACCGACACCGCGGCCACCAACGGGACGGCCATCGACCAGCTCGCACAGACCGCGTTCGGCGCCCAGGCGTACCTCCAGGTGACCGCCTTCACCGGCACCGACGTGACGGTGCAGATCCAGGACAGCGCGGACAACGTCACGTTCGCCACCGTCGCGGGCCTGAGCTTCACGCAGACGACGGCAGCGCCCGGGGCGCAGCGGATCGCCACCGGCAACACCGCGACGCTGCGCCGCTACGTGCGCGCCGCGACCACCACGGTCGGCGGGTTCACCAGTGCGACGTTCGCGGTGACGCTCGTGCGCAACCAGATCGCGGGGGTGGTGTTCTGATGTTCCGCATCACGCCGGCGCTCGGTGTGGGCGCCTACCAGACGTACAGCATCACGGCCCCGCACGACCGGACCGTCAGGGCCGCGTGCGAAGAGGTCGGCTGCGCGGCGTGGCTGAACGGCTGGCAGTCGAAGGTGGATGAGTCGACCGAGCTTGGCCAGCGGCAGGCGGCGTACATCCGGCAGCAGTCCGGCCGCACGTTCCGGGAGCAGCGCACCGGCGAGGGGCTGACGGTCTTCACCTTCGACAGCCGGCAGCGCTGCTTCGCCGACCACCGCACCCGACCGGAGGTCTACGCGGTCCGGGACGGGGACTGGCGCGGCAACCCGACCGGCCGCACCCGCACGCACCAGTCGGCGGCCGACTGGACTGAGGACTTCGGCGAGCACCAGCAGCGCATAGCCGACCAGATCGAAAGGGGCTGACCGTGGCGAAGAGCACCGGCCTTGGGTGGACGACATTGTCTGTGGACGATGCATCGAACGCGCAGCAGGCTATCAAGAACGACATCACCAACCTCCAGTTCGCGACCCCCAGGGCCGTGCAGGACGTGACGGGTATCGACAAGAGCGCCATCGAGCGGCTCCTGCTCCTCGCGGACTTCTCGATCACCCTCAACGGCGTCTTCAACCCGGCCGCCAACGCCCAGCACGACGTCTTCAAGACCGTGCCGTCCACCAGCGTCAACAGGCTGGTCACGCTGGTCACCAACGGCAAGACGATCGCGCCCACCTGCCTGTTCACCGACTACTCGATCACCCGCGCCGCGGCGGGCGAGCTGACCTGGTCCGCGCCCGGCGTCCTCGCCAACGGCGTCGTCCCCACCTGGAGCTGACGTGGGATTCAAGGTTCAGCGCAGGACGTACCTGCTGCGGTTCCAGGGCACGGAGTTCGATGGCCTGGAGGTCAAGGTCCGGTCGGTCAGCACGGGCGAGCTGATCGACATGGAGGTCGACCGGCTTGCCCAGGCGAGGGGTGGCACGGCCAGCGAGGGCGCGACGGAGGGGCTGATCAACCGGCTCATCGGCGCGCTGGTGGAGTGGAATGCCGAGGACGAGGACGGAACCCCGATCCCGGCCACGGCCGAGGGAGTTCGCGCCCAGGACCTCTCCTTCAACATGGCGATCATCAACGCGTGGGCCAACTCCATCAACGGTGTGGCCGCCCCTTTGTCCGAGACCTCCAGCGATGGCGCGCTGTCGGTGGAGGCATCGATTCCGATGGACGTCCCGTCCGAGAGCCCGACGAGCTGAGGCACGCCCGGCTGGTCGTGGCCCTGTGCGACCGCTGGCACAAGTTGCCCAGCGAGGTGCTGGCTGAACCGGCGGAGATGCTCCGCTATCTGAAGATCATCGAGCTCGGTGGAGCTGGAGGGGAGGTGCCGTCATGACCAACGTCGTCGAGATCCTGGTCTCAGCGAAGGACCTGGCCAGCCCAGTCTTTGCCGAGGTCAAGGCATCCGGCGAGGAGATGAACGGCAGCTTCTCCAAGCTCGGCGCGACCGCCGGGCTCGCCGCCACCGCGCTGGTCGGCTTCCTCGGCGAGTCCGTGAAGATGGCCAGCGACTTCGACGCCAAGATGTCGTTGCTCCAGACCCAGGCCGGCGTCAGCCAGGACAAAATAGCCGGGCTGAAGTCTGGCGTGCTCCAGTTGTCGGCCGCGACCGGCCAGAGCCCGGATTCTCTCGCCGAGTCACTGTACCACGTGGAATCCAATTTCGAGTCCATGGGCATCAGCAGTCAGAAGGCCCTGGATATCACGAAGGTCGCGGCCGAAGGCGCGGCAGTCGGTCATGCCAATTTGCTCGACGTCACCAACGCCCTGACCGCAGCGGTCGCATCGGGAATTCCCGGCGTCCAGAACATGTCCCAGGCCATGGGTGTCCTGAACGCGACCGTCGGCATCGGCGACATGTCGATGCAGGATCTCTCCAAGGCGTTCGGGAGCGGCATGGTCGCGACCGTCAAGGGCTACGGGCTCACCATTAACGACGTCGCGGCCGGATTGGCAGTTTTTGGCGATAATAATATTCGTGGCGCGAATGCGGGAACCCAGCTCCGCATGACGGTGCAGGCGCTGGCCACCCCGGTCGCCAGTGCCGGTGACGCGTTGAAGCGGCTCGGTCTGACGCAGACCACCCTCGCGGATGACATGCAGAAGGGCGGCCTCAAGCTGGCCCTGGAGGATCTGCAAACACGCATGGAGCGCGCGGGCATCAGCGCCGACCAGCAGGGGCAGATCATCACGGAGGCATTCGGCCGCAAGGCCGGTGCCGGCCTGAACGTCCTGCTGTCGCAGATGGACCGTCTGGAGTCCAAGTATCCGGCCCTGGAGCAGGGTGCGAATGGATTCGGCGACGCCTGGAAAGCCACACAGGCCACTTTCTCGCAGCAGATGAAGGAGCTGCAGGGGTCGCTCGATGCGATGATGATTTCCCTGGGCGAGAAGTTGCTGCCGATCCTGTCGCACTGGACTGAAGTGGTGCTCACGCACAAGCAGGCGGTCCTTCAGGTGGCCGAGGCTGTCGGCATTCTGGCGGGCGTCCTGACGGGCCTGTACGCATTCAACAAGATCCTCAACATAATCATCAACGTCGGGAACGCGTTCAAGGACGTCGGCCTCGCGATGGTGGCCTACCGGGACCGGATGGTCGAGATCCAGACGGAGTCGGAGCTGTCGGGAGGCAGCATCACCAGGCTCGGCGCGGCGTTCGAGGCGCTGGGCACGAAGGCGAAGCTGGCCGTTGGTGCGACCGCTGTCGGTCTCATCGCGATGGTGCTGATCCAGCTTCAGCAGAACAGCCAGAAGGCCGTGCCGGACGTCGACAAGATGACCACGGCGCTCGGCAACCTCGGCGAGAAGGCGGAGTTGTCCGGCGAGCTGACGAAGCAGTTCGGCGAGGGCCTCGATCAGTTCGCCTACGCAGTCGACCGGGTGGCTGGCAAGTCGGTCGGCATGGATCACTTCAACGACGTCATGAACAAGATCTTCAGCTTCGGCATGGCCAAGTCGAACTCGCTGAAAGAGGCACAGGGTCAGATCGACGCGCTCGACCAGGGCTTGGCCAACCTCGTGCAGCAGGGCCACGCGGACCTCGCCGCGGCAGCGCTGAAGCGGCTGCAGGACCAGCTGGCGGCCCACGGCGACGACCCGTCCAAGCTCACGGGCGAGCTGACCAAGTACAGCGGGGCGCTCCAAGGCGCCACGTTGCAGCAGAACCTGGCCGCGGATGCCATGGGCCCGATGGGGCAGCAGGCGATCCAGGCCGCCAACGACCTGCAGCAGGAGACCAACACCGCGCAGGGCCTGAAGCAGGCGATCGTCGACTTGAACGACACGCAACGCGGCAGCCTGGACAGCCAGGCGGCGTTTCAGCAGTCCATCGCCGACGCCACGCAGGCGCTGCACGACCACGGCAGGGCGCTCAGCTACACCGGCGACGAAATGAACCTGACGACCGACGCGTCCCGCGCGGAGGAGAAGGCCTTGACCGACTTGGCGTCGAAAACGGACGCCGCCGCCACCGCCGCGCTGCAGAACGGCGAGTCCATGGACCACGTCAACGCCATCTACGGCCAGGGCCGGGACAAGCTGATCGCACTCGCACAGCAGATGGGCCTGACGAAGGATCAGGCGCGCGACCTCGCCGACCAGATCCTCGCGACGCCGGACAAGACCGCCCAGCTCAAGGGCGACATGTCCGACCTCCAGGACAAGCTCAACCAGGCCAAGCAGCAGCTGGCCAACGCGCCGTCCAGCAAGCAGGTCGAGCTCAGGGCCGAGATCGCGGGCCTGGAGTCCGACATCCGGAGCGCGCAGGACCAGATCGACAGCCTGAGCGGCAAGACGGTGACGGTCACGACGAGGCTTGTGACGATCAACGGGGACCAGTACGGGCACGGCATGGCGCACGGTGGGATCGTCGGCGCGGCCGGCGGCGGCCCCCGCTCCGGCATGACGTGGGTGGGTGAGCAGGGCCCGGAGCTGGTGCGGCTGCCGTACGGCAGCACGGTCTACCCGGCCGGCCAGAGCGCCAACATGGCGGCCGCCGCGGCGCGGGGCGGGCCCGCACAGGTGCAGCTGGAGATCAGCTCCGGCGGCGCCCGGCTCGATGACCTGCTGCTCGAGATCCTCCGCAAAGCGGTCCGAATCCGCGGCGGAAACGTCCAAACCGTCCTCGGACAGGGGTGATTGAGATCCACCGCTTCAAGGCTTTCAATGCTGCGATGCCGACCACGGCGGCCATCGCGAAGGTCAGCACCGGCACGACGATCAAGACGATGCTGCAGATCGCCACGCCGTCCAACCGGCAGTGCCAGCTGATCAGCTGGGGGTACACGCTCGACGCCGTCCCGGGCAGCACGGGCGGCATCGTCGAGCTGATCCAGACTGACGTGGCCGCAACCGTGACCGCGCACGTCTCCAGTGGCGTCCAGCCGTTGGACCCCAACGCGCCCGCGTCCCTGATGACGCTCGGCACGTCTGCGACCGGCTACTCCGCCAGTGCCGAGGGCACGCCGACGGCCGTCCGTACCTTCGACACAGACATGATCCCGGCGACGGCCGGCGCGGTGCCGATCAACTACGACTACCAGTGGATGCCGGACGAACGCCCGATCATCGCCGTCTCCAAGTTCCTGCGGGTCAGGGCCACATTCTCGGCTGCCGTCAACATGCTCTGCTGGGTCTGCTGGGACGAGTGAGTCATGGGTAGCGTCGCGGCTCAGGTGATGGCGTGGCAGGGCCGTGCCCGCAACCGGCCGGGCCCGCTCGCCGTGCTGTCCGCGCCGACCGGCGACAGCCCCAACGGCGCGCCGCTCCAGGTCGAGCTCCTCGTCGACGGCCTGTGGACGGACATCACCAGCCGCGTCATGACGCGCGAGGGCAACGGCACCATCGCCATCACCCGCGGCGAGCCGAACGAGGGCGCATCGGCGGAGGCCGGCTCCTGCCGCCTGGAGTTGAACAACAGGGACGGCCTGTTCAGCACCCGGAACCCCAGCTCGCCGTACTACGGCAAGCTGTCCCGCAACCAGCCGTTGCGGGTGTCCGTCCCGTCCGGCAGCAGCAAGAACTACCGGTTCCGCGGAGAGGTCGCGTCGTGGCCGCAGGCCTGGGACCCGACCGGCCGGGACGTCGGCATTCAGATCGAGGCCGCGGGTGTGCTGCGTCGGCTCGGGCAGGGCACCGCGGTCACCGGCTCGACGCTGTACACGGCGATCACCTCGGGCGCCCTGTCGAACCCGGTGGTGGCCTACTGGCCGTGTGAGGACGACGCCAATGCGGCGTCGATCGCGGCCGGGATCCCGGGCGTGCAGCCCATGCGGATCAACGGCAGCATGCAGCTGGCCGCCAACACCGCCTTCGTGTGCTCAGCACCGCTGCCTAACCTCGGCACCTCGGGCAACCTGACTGGCTTCGTACCCGCCTACACGCCGCAGATGAGCACCATGATCAGGTTCCTGATCGCGATCCCGGCTGCCGGTGCGACGGACGGTCAGGTGCTGTGCTCGATCCTCACCACCGGCTCGATCGTCCAGTGGAACCTGTACTACAGCGCGGCATCTGGCGGCCTGGTTGGCCTGCGTGGGCGCAACAGCTCCGGCACGGTCGTGGTCGATACAGGCATCGGCGGGTTCTCACTTAACGGCCAACTGGCGCAGTTGTCGGCCGAACTGGTCCAGACGGGCCCGGACATTCAGGTCGCCATCTACTCGATGCTCGTCGAAGAGAGCACGGCCGTCGGTTCAACCGCGACGGCGTCGGGGCAGACGGTGGGTACCGTCACGCAGTTGCTGGTCGGAGGTGCGCTCGCCAGTACCGCGATCGGCCATATCCGAGTGCAGACCTCCTCGGCCGCGCCGATCGACAACTTCGACCTCGCGCAGCAGCTGATCGCGTACGCGGGTGAGGCCGCCTCGGACCGCGTCGCTCGGCTGTGCGCCCTGATTGGGCTGCCGTACGAGCAGATCGGATCGAGCAGCGCTGCGGTCGCCATGGGTACGCAGCTTCCGGCGACGCCGCTCAGCCTGATCGATGACTGTCAGGTCGCCGATGACGGGATCCTGTACGAGAGCACGGCGACGATTGGGCTCGGCTACCGCACCCGGGTCAGCCTGGAGAATCAGGCGCCGGCGCTTGCCCTGGACTACGCGGCCTTCGAGCTGGCTGGCGTGCCCAGCCCGGTGGATGACGACAGGTACGCGCGAAACGACATCACGGTGAAGCGCACTGGCGGCTCGTCGGCGCGCGCGATTCAGACGACGGGCCCCCTGTCCATCCTCCAGCCACCTGCGGGTGTCGGCCTGTACCCCGACTCGATCACCACCAACATCGAGTCCGACGCTGACCTGCCGAACCAGGCCGGGTGGCGCCTGCACCTGGGGACTGTGGACGAGGCCCGGTATCCGCAGATCAGCGTGAATCTGGCTCACGCCGCGTACGTGGCCAACCCGGCGCTGCGCCAGCAGGTGTTGGCCGTTCGGCCAGGGGATCGGCTGACGATCGCCAACCCGCCTTCGTTCCTGCCGCCGGACGCCATCTCGCAGATCGTGATCGGCTTCTCGGAGACCATCGACCAGTTCCAGCACCACGTCACGTTCAACACGGTTCCCGAATCGCCGTATCACACGGCGCTGCTGGAGGATCCGGTGCTCGGGCGCCTTGACACCGGCGGCAGCCAGCTTGCGGCGGGCGCCCTGCCGACGGACACCACGCTGCAAGTCGCCACCACCGCCGGCCCGCTGTGGACGACGAACGCCGGCGACTGGCCGTTCGACATCCGCATCGCAGGCGAGCAGATCACCGTGACGGCCGTCAGCGGCGCCGTCAGCCCGCAGCAGTTCACCGTCACCAGGGGCGTCAACGGCGTCGTCAAGGCGCTGCCCATCACGTCTGACGTGCGTCTCAACCAGCCCATGACCCTAGCCCTCTGAGAGGAGGCACTGATGGTCCTGCAGATACCCCCGTTGATTCAGCGCGCGGCCGGCTCCCGCGTCACCGCAGCCACGTACGAGACGGATGTGACCGACTCGACCGGGTTCTTGACGGACCCGACCGACTTCGTCGGCACGCAGGGCGTGGCGCAGTCGATCGCCGCCACGACGTGGGTCCCCGTCACGCTCGACACGTCCCAGCTGGACACCTACACGGGGCACAACAACGTCACCAACAGCTCGCGTTGGACCTGCCCGTCGCTGGTGCCCGGCTGGTACACGGTGTGCGGGGTCGTGGCTTTCAGCCTCAACGGCACTGGGGCCCGTGGCGCGAGGCTGCAGGTCAACGGCAACCCGATCGCTGGCGCCTGCTCGTTCATCCCGGGTCTGAGCTCGAACAGCGTCGGCTGCCCGACGCCTGCCCGCGACATCTTCCTGAACGGTAGCGACTACATCGAGGTCGCAGCCTGGCAGAACTCCGGCGGTGCGCTCAACACCTCCGTCAACTCCGACCTGTCCTCCGCACTCTGGTTGAGGTTCTCGCATGCCTGACTTCCCCGACTCGATTGCCAGCGGCGCGAAGACGACGCCGACGTGTGCCGCGTGCGGCGCCGATTCGGTGGTGCAGTGGCGCCGCCAGAACGCGGCCGACCTGACCCACACCGACGCCGTCTACGCCTGCGGCCCCCACGCCATCACGATGGCCGCTGCCGCCAACGTCCACCAGGCGTCATGCACGGCCCCGGACCCGGCGACCGTGCCGGCCTGCAACTGCGTGCCGATCGTCCAGCCGCAGGACCCCGACCCGACCGGCCCGACTACGACGCTGCCGACCGGCTGGGTCGTCTCTGCAAGTTGAGGAGCAGCATGTTCGACATCACCCCTACCCTCGGCCGGCTCGTCGAGCACGACCCCCGCAGCCTCGCCTACGCGCACGGCGTGCTGCCCAACTCGGCGATCCAGTCGGTCGACTGGCAGCGCCGGATCCCGATCCTGGACCAGGGCCAGTTGGGCAGCTGCACGGGCAACGCGGCGACGGGCGCGCTGGGTACAGACTCGGCGGGCCGGACCGCGGCCACGTCGGTGACGATCAGCCCGGCCGGGGCGGCAGCGTCGCACGGGCTGTTCACCGCAGGCGCCGCGGTCCTGGACGAGGCGTTCGCGGTGCAGCTGTACAGCCTCGCAACGCTGCTGGACAGCATCCCGGGGTCCTACCCGCCCGACGACACCGGCTCGTCTGGCCTGGGCGTGGCGAAGGCGCTGCGGGCGCTCGGGCTGGCAACCGGCTACACGCACGGGTTCTCGATGGCCGCGCTGAACAGCGCGCTCCAGGGCGGCCCGGTGCTGATCGGGATCCCGTGGCTCGAGTCGATGTTCAATCCGGACGGGGACGGCCGCATCGTCGTCGACCAGTCGAGCCCGGTCGCGGGCGGCCACGAGCTCGAGCTGTGCCGGTACGACGCCGCGACGGGCGAGTACTGGGTGGCCAACTCGTGGGGCACGAGCTGGGGGCAGTCCGGCTACGGCTACTTCACCGCGGCTGACCTGCAGTGGCTGCTCAGCCAGCAGGGCGACGTGACGGTGCCCGCGTGGGCCGCGGCCCCGGCGCCCGTCCCGGTGCCCCCGCAGCCGACCCCGACCCCGGCGCCGGACCCGGCGGACGTCACGCTCGCGGCCGCCGCCCGGGCCTGGCTGACCACGAAGGGGCTCTGATGACGCTGCTCAACCCAGCGCCGGGCGGCGTCCGCCAGCCACACCGGCACCCGGCGAACGTCGCCCGGCACGACGACCGCACGTTCGGCGACCGGGTGGCGGACAGCATCGCCGCGGGCATGGGTAGCTGGCGGTTCATCATCGGCCAGGCGGTGTTCACGGCGTCGTGGATCGTCGTGAACACCGCGCACGGCTGGCAGCTGATGTGGGACCGGCCGCCGTACGTGCTGCTCAACCTCGTCTACTCCTTCCAGGCCGGGTTCACCGGGCCGATCCTGCTCCTCAGCAACAACCGGCAGGCCGAGCACGACCGGGTCAAGGCCGAGCACGACCTGGCGGTCGACCTGGAGGCCCTGGCCTGGGTGCGTGCGATCGGCGCGCGCATGGGCGTCACGCCGCCTACCACGAGCAGCGGGGAGGGGTCATGACGTACGGGGTTGACTATGCATGGGGCCGCCCGGGCGGCGCTGCACTCCAGGCCGCGGGCGTCCAGTTCGCAGCCCGCTACCTGAGCCACGACGAGACGAAGGCGGTCGACCGGGCGGAGGCCGACGACCTCGCGGCTCACGGCATCTGGCTCGCGGTGGTGTTCGAGGACACGGAGCAGCGGCCGCTGTCCGGGCGGGCGGCGGGCGTGGCGGATGCGCAGATGGCGTCCGCGCAGGCGATCGCCGCGGGCATGCCGGACGGGCGGCCGATCTACTTCGCCGCGGACTTCGACGTGACGCCCGACCAGCAGGTCGCCGTGAACGAGTACCTGGCGGGGGCCTGCTCGGTGCTCGGCGCCGGCCGGGTCGGTGTCTACGGCGGCTTCTGGACCGTGTCCCGGGCGCTGGACGCCGGGGTCGCCGCGTGGGGCTGGCAGACGGTCGGCTGGTCCGGCGGGCAGTGGGATCCGCGCGCGGTCCTGCGCCAGCCCGGCGGCACGGTGACGATCGGCGGCGTCGACTGTGACACGGACACCGCGATGGCGACCGACTACGGCCAGTGGATGCCCGGCCGGGTTCCGACGCCCCCGCCGCCTCCCCCCGCACCCGCTCCCGCCCCGCAGCCGGCCACGCCCCCCACTACCCTCCGAGGAGACGAAATGGCATTCCTCCGACTCCCGTTCGGCTACGCCTGCGACGTGAACGGCACCCTCACCGACAAGACGAAAGCCCTGGTCACGCCGGTGCCGCAGCTCGGCGGCCCGCGGATCACCTACCGGAACGTCGACGCATGGTTGGGCTGCGACTTCGGCAACGTCCGAGTCCGGATCGCGATCCACAACGTGACGACGGGGTGGGCCGCGAACCGGATCTGGAAGGCCGACATCACGTCGGAGGGCCCTCGGTACCCGATCTGGCTGCAGGCTGGCGACGACAAGATCAGCATCGCCCGGATGCCGGCCTCCCCGGGTGACACGGACGGCGCGGACGTGCCGGCCAGCTTGCTGATCGAGCCGGTCCTCGCGTAACCCCCAACGACAGGAGAATGATCATGTCTGAAGCGTTCCGTCGTACCGTCCGCACGGTGCTCCAGGTGCTGCTCGGCGTCGCTGCCGGCCTGCCGCTGCTCGTCCACACCGCAGGCCTGCCGGCGACGCTGCCGGGTCTCGGCGTGGTGCTGGCGGTGGCGGCCGCGGTGACGCGGCTGATGGCGCTGCCGCTGGTCGAGCAGCTGCTGCCGTCGTGGCTGCGGACCCCGGCGCCGGTGACGACCGCGCCCGCCCCGCTGACCGTCGTGCCGCCGGCCGCGGCTCCGCCGGCGCCCCCGGTGGCCGGCGAGTGAGCAGTGGCACGGGGGTGGCTGATCTCGACCAGGCGGTGGTGTGGTCGGTGGCCATCGCCTCGGTGGCAGGGGGGATGGGTGTGGTGTGGCGTGTGACCCGGGGCGCGCGGCGGATCCTGGGCAGGCTGGACGAGTTCGCCGACGACTGGAACGGGCTCCCGTCCCGTCCGGGCGTGCCGGGGCACGCTGGCGTGATGGCCCGTCTTGGTTCGATCGAGGACCGGCTGGCCGCAGTCGAGCACGAGTTGCACCCGAACTCGGGCAAGTCCCTGCGGGATGCGGTCGACCGGATCGCCGAGAGCGTCACCCCGTCGGCCCAGTCCTGA